ACATTTGTTAAAAAACTCGGAAGACAATGGTTTTCTGATACTTTCATTACGGTCCAGGGGACACAGGCCTTTGAGCAACTTCGTGGGGCCTGGATTATAGAGATCGCCGAGCTCTCCGGTCTTAAGAAAGCAGAGGTAGAAACTACTAAGCAGTTCATATCGAAATGTGAGGATATGTATCGACCCGCTTACGGCCACATTACCGAGACTTTTAAGAGGCAATGCGTCTTCTTTGGTACAACTAATAACAAGGACTTCTTACGTGACCCAACGGGGAACAGACGCTTCATGCCTATCGACGTTCGGAACGAGTCTATCAAGAAGTCCGTAGTAGAGGACATGACTCCCGAGGAAGTTGACCAGATATGGGCTGAGGCAGTACAGATGTACAAAGCCGGGGAAAGATTATACCTCACGGGTGAAGAAGAGATTATCGCTCGTAAAGAACAGCACATGCACGCTGAGTCCGACGAAAGAAAGGGATTAATAGAGCATTACCTTGATACCCTTCTTCCAGAAGATTGGGACTCATTAGACCTAATTGAGAGACAATTATTCCTTGACGATCCCATAGCAAAACTTGGCTCGGTAGAGAGAACAAGAGTGTGCGTTCCCGAGATATGGTGTGAATGCCTAGGCAAAGATAAAACCGACATGTCCCGCTATAACACGAGAGATATTAACGAGATACTTAAGTCGCTAGGCGATTGGGAATCGGTGATGTCGACTAAGAACTTTCCGCTCTACGGGAAACAGAAGTATTATATTAGAAAAGACAGTTTATTATGAATGAGAAAAGGATACGAGTATTAGGTGCCATTCTTGCATACGAGGACGGTAGACGCATATACGACAGATTAGGTATATCCATTAAGGAGGTCGAAAAAGATGCGCTCAGACGAAAATTAGAAAGGACTTACCTTTGCAAAAGAGCTCATTTAGTTTACTTGGAACATAATGATGAAGACAATGGATAAGACAAGCGAAAAATATATAGAGAGACATTTAGTTGAGGACATGAAGATTAGATGTCATGGCATGTGCTTAAAGCTATCGGCGGAATATGTATCGGGCCTTCCCGATCGGGTTTGCCTATTTCCTAAAGGACAACTTGCCTTTGTGGAGCTTAAGACTACGGGAAAAAAGCCTCGAAGATTGCAGGAAGTTATACATCAACGCCTTCGGGAATTAGGCTTCCGGGTAGAGGTAATTGACTCTGTAGAAGGAGTCGACAAACTGATGGACGAATTTTCTGATATACCTTTTTAATCATGAAGGAATCAGATTTACATGCTTATCAGAAAAAAGGAGTAGAGCATATCATAAACAATCCTTACTGTGGCTTGTTTCTTGATATGGGTCTGGGTAAGACAGTTACTACTCTTACGGCTATCGAGAAGCTGATGTATGACTACCTTGAGGTAGAGTCCGTGCTTATAGTAGCACCAAAACGCGTGGTTCAGACTGTTTGGGCAGAGGAATGCTCAAATTGGGATCATTTGAACCATCTCAGTGTTGTGAAGATCGTAGGATCGGAGAGACAGAGAATCGCGGCTTACATGATAAAAGCTGATATACACATCATATCGAGGGACAATTTAACCTGGCTCTGTGCCTATTGCGGATCGGTTCTTCCTTACGACATGATCGTTATTGATGAGCTAAGTTCCTTTAAATCACATAAATCACAGCGCTTCAAAGCGATGAGACTGATAAGGTCTTCGGCTAAAAGACTAGTGGGACTTACGGGTACTCCGGCGCCCAATGGCTTAATTGATCTCTGGCCTCAGGTTTATCTAATGGATAAGGGCGAGCGCCTCGAAAAAACGATCACTAAATACCGAGAAAGGTACTTCACGCCGGGACAAACTAAAGGGCATATCGTGTACAACTATAGGCTCAATAAGGAGTCGGACGAAATGATTCACGAGAAGATCGAGGATATATGTATTAGCATGAAGTCGGAGGACTATTTGGATATGCCGGAAAGAACGGATAACTATATTAAACTCGAGATGCCGGAGGCACTTAGGCATCAATACTTAGACTTCGAAAAGAATAAAGTTCTTGAGTTAGTTAGTGGCGTAGGCCCGGATAATGAGATCACCGTTCTCAATGCCGCAGCGCTATCTAATAAATTGCTACAGTTTGCCAACGGGGCGGTGTATGACGAGAACGGAGGCGTTCATGCGGTGCACGACATAAAGCTCGAGGCTCTGGAAGAAATAATAGAAGACGCTAACGGTAAGTCGGTTCTTGTCGCCTGGACCTTTAGACATGATCGCGACAGGATCATGGAGTATCTTAAAAAGTACAAACCGAGAGAACTTAAGACCGAGGTAGATATTAAGGAGTGGAACGAAGGTAAGATACAGGTCCTATTAGCTCACCCGGCTTCCGCGGGGCACGGCCTTAATCTACAGTTCGGAGGTAGTATGATAGTTTGGTACGGTCAAACGTACAGTCTTGAGCTCTATCAGCAGTTTAATGGTAGGCTCTTTAGACAGGGGCAAAAGTTGCCTGTAGTAATCAATCACTTGTTGCTTAAGGGCACTCATGATGAGGACGTTATAAAGTCCTTGCAGTCTAAGGACCGAGTGCAAGACGGACTCATGAACAGCATAAAAGCAAAAATCGACAAGTACATCAAGCGTTAATTAAAGTTAAGGATTTAAGAATAAATGCCGATAAATTTGCGGGAACCGAAACAACGTATTATATTTGTTGCAGTAATAAATTAATAAACATAGAAAATCATGGTAGTAGAATTAAACATCGAAAAAGATCAGGACCTAAGGGCCTATGTAAAGAACTTAGTCAAGGGGCAAGTAACCTCCCTTCTCAGATCAGAAATAAGGGACATAATCAGAGACGCCCTATCCAACATGTCTCCGGTATCAAACAGAGACGCTCTTGAGAAAATGTGTCAGGCGACCATGAAGGATACGATTCATAAAGAACTATTTGAAAGTGCCCGTTATGGGGATTATTCTCCCGCGCAAATAGCTTTGAACGAAGCTATTAAGGAAGCGTTAAAAGAACTCATCCTAAAAAAGTAAGAACATGGTGGAAGTAGACATTCAAACGGGGGGTCACAAGTGGGTAAAGCAAAACACGGTGACCATAATCAAAGGAAAAAAGAGCTATGATCTCCCTAAGTGTGAGGTCTGTGGGGCCGTAGGAAAACGAATTAGGTTAGATACAGTTACATTAACTGAAAAAGAGTTCGAGAGACATGCAATCTGCAAAGGTTTCGTAGCAAGAAAGAAAATGGCTATTACTTTATGTCACGCCCAGGGCGAAGAGTTTGAGTCAATGACTCCCGGAAGCGAGCACAATATTATTGATCCGCCGCAAGGTGGTACTCGGGTAAGGGGCGAATGGACTATGGGAAAGACCGAACCCGTTCTTATCCTATTTGATGAGTTCAGATACACCGACGAAAAGCCTTTATAAACTATGGACTACTTTAAAATATTCAGTGATTACACAAGGCTAAAGCTTTCCGGGGACACCCTTTGGCGAAGCAATATGGTTAAGGCCGTTGCGGGCCATGTGTCTAGCGCTACCGTAGATAATTATCTCAGGCTGGCGTTACAAGCCGGGTATATAAAGAAACTGTCCCACGGCAAATATCAGCTAATCAAGCCCCTCTCGAAGGATATGACACGTAGCACACTTCGCTTCGAAGCAAGAAACGGCAAGCCGCAAGTTAATTATTACGGCAAGGTGATCGAGTTCTTAAAGAGTAAAAGACTAGGTGAAGCGTTCACCTTTGCAGAACTCAGCCATTTGGAGCCCGTGCCTAAGAGCACAATACGACACTACATAAGCCTTCTTAATACAAGAGGCTATATTATTAAACTGTACAATACGACCTATCGAGTCGAGAAACTAATAACGGATAAACGCTTCGGAGTTCGTAAGATCAGAAGCAAAGAAGTAATATATAAACATAATAAAAGAGTAGATCATGAATAAAGAAGAATTACTAAAGAAGGAAGTTGGCGGAAGTCATTATAACACTCTGGGCATGCAGCCCGTGGAGTTATGCTCTGAGGCGGGATTTGATTTCTTTCAAGGGAGCGTATTAAAGTATGTAACTCGCCACAAAACTAAGAACGGAGCAGAGGATATTAAGAAGGCGATTCACTTCGCCGAGTTCGGAGATTCGATGTCCTATAATAGCGCCGATGGCGGCCTTTCAAACGGGGATTACCAATTTCTAGCGGGAGAATACACCCGAGCTAATCGGATGGGACCTCTTGAATCTACAGTAGTGCGCAATCTTTATGAGCGCGAATTTCCTGCCATTAAATGCCTCCTGGAACAAATACTTAAAAGAGATTATCATGAGTAAGAAAGTAAACTCCGTTTTAATCGTAGGCCCTCAGGACTCATGTAAAACGGCCATAGCAAATAGCCTGGGTGAAACTTTTGGCCTGGAAATATACGATGAGGTTGTAAGCCCTGAGGAACTCGAAGCCCACGAGGCTACTAAGGATACAGGCATTTTTGTCTTACAGTTAGATCACTGTATCTTTTTGGATACCGGGTATTTTGACTTAGTTATTAAAACCAATAAACTTAAATGATATGAACTCAAAAGATAAAGAACTAGTGGCAGAGATTAAGGCCGAAATTAGGGAAACGCAGATGTACAGTAACGTGTACGATGCTCTACGAGGAAAATACTATGGCTACATGCGTCTGGAATTTAGCAACGGTAGAAGGGACTTAAGCGCCTACCTAGACGAGATTAAAACAAAGAAAGAAGACATATTACAGAAGATGGCTGAGTTACAGAAGAAGGCCGAGTTAAAGGACGTAGCCAAAGATATTGACAAATCCCTTCTCGCACACTATCTATTTGATCACGGTATGACAGAGATTGTGATACGAGAGGGCCAGGGAAGAATAACTCCGGGGGAAAGCCTATCAAATACTAAAATAGCTCCGAACTATTCAAACTTAG